AATTATGTGCGTGATGATAAATTAAAAGCCGAGCAATCTAAGGCGACAACCGCTCAATTTTGGAAAGATACCGCTATCGAGCTTAATGATACATTAGGAATCGATATGCACCCTGAGCAAATTAAAAACTTGTTTGATGGGTACAGCTCAATGCTTGGTAGTCTTAAAGAGCTAAATACTGTATTCGTTGAAAATCCGAACCGTGAAGATTTAGGCCGTAAAACTCGCACGCCATTCCTAAATCAATTTATTGGTACAACAAACGAATTTGCGATTCAGAGCCGATACTATGAGGCGAGCGAAGAGGCAAAAAGCGTTTATAACGAATACAAATCTCGCAAAGAGCGCAATGAATTAGGCGATTGGTTAGATGCTGATAAGATGAAACTTATCAAATTCCATGAGGAAGAAGAGAGCATCATCAAAAAAGCAAGAAGTGAAAAAGCTAATCTTACTCGTGCATTGCGTTCAGGTAAAATCAGTGCGGTCGCTTATGAAAGTGGTATTAAACGATACAATAAAGAAATGAGCGGCGTACAAGCACGATTATTGCGTAAATATCGACAAATGGAGGGATTAAATACACACTAATCCATTGACATTTAAAAATATTTGCAGTAAAATTCAACAAAATAGCCGAATTGTAGAAATGCAATTCGGTTTTTTATTGGGGATTTTATGCAGAAATTAATTTTATCAAGCTCAACAGATAGAAATTATCTAGTCTCCTACCTAAATAAACGGATCGATGAGTATTGTCAGGATTTATGCACTGAGGGTTTAACGCCTCAGCAATACAATATTCTAAGAGGTCAGATTAAAGAATTAAGAAGTTTAGTATCAGATCTAAACGGTTAAATACAAGCCCGCTCAATGAGTGGGCTTTTTTGTTATCAACGAATTATCACAAGCCGCTATATGCCGCTTAATGAGGTAATAAATGGAAAATCAAGACACCACAGAATTTAATGCTGATGCCGCTTTCGATGAGGCCGCTAATCAACTTGAATCAGGTGGACTAACTGCTGAAGTTGAACCGTCAGTCGCAGATGAAACCAAACAGCCAGCGCCCGATCAACGCATGGAAGATACTACTCAAGAAAATATCCCGCAACAGCCGGATGAAAAAGAGGAAGTATTGCCTGAATGGTTAGCAAATGCCACTGATGAAGTGAAAGACAATTTCCGTTTGATGAAAGCAGAAAAAGAGAGATACGAACACATGGCTAAATCTCAACGTGGCCGTGTTGGCGCTCTCTCTAAGAAATATCAACAGGCACAAGCCGCACTGGAGCAGTTTAAGCAAAACCAATCTACCTTTGATGGTGAATTGGAAAGTTTGCGATCAGACTATCCAGAAGTTGCTGAGTTTTTATCCCGCTTTATTGCCGGACAGAATCAGCGCCTTAATGATATTTCAGCGCCGATTGCTCAGATGGTCGATGCAAATATGCAAGATTTTGCGCAGCAACAACTTGATAGCTCAATCTCTTTAGTTACTCAAGTCGTTCCTGATGCAAACGACATTTTAGGCGATCCGATGTTCCATAGATGGGTAGATAATCAACCAAAAGGCATCAAGGCATTGTTTAAATCAGACGATCCACAAGATGCCATCTACTTACTCAATGAATACAAAAAGACTGCCGCATCAATCTCAGAGCAACGGAATAAACGTTCTCAACAACTTTCAGCATTGTCACTTCCTACTGGTCGCACAAGTCCAAAAGGCGGTAATGAAGTTGATGAGGAATCGTTATTCAACCAATTCGCTGCTGAATTTGCTAAACAGCGATAAGTAAGTTAGTTCATTTGAGGAAAATTTATCATGGCTACAACTAAATATACCGATAGCGACATTTCTCCACGCACAAAAGTTTACGCTGAAGCTAAAATGTTAGCTCACGCAGAACCAATCCTTGTTTTGAATAAACTTGGTCAAACTAAACCAGTTCCACAAAACAAATCTCAAACCATTAAATTCCGCCGTCCAAAACCATTTGCACCGGCAACAACTCCATTGACTGAGGGCGTTCGTCCAGAATCTCAAAAAATGGCGTATGAAGATGTGGAAGTTGCATTAAAACAATACGGCTCTTGGGTTGAAATCACTGATGTGATTCAAGATACCCATGAAGATCAAGTGTTAAGCGACACCACAATGCTTTCAGGTGAGCAAGCGGCTGAAACAACTGAGCTTTTAGCTTGGGGCGCAATTAGTGGCGGTACAAACGTTATTTTCGCTAACGGTACTTCTTCCAACGATGTAAATACTGCGGTTAAATTAGAGCATATTCGTGCAGCAGTGCGTAAATTACAACGCAATCGTGCGAAGAAAAAAACATCTATCCTTGATGGCTCAATCAAATACGGTACTAAACCGATTGAGGCTGCATACATTGCGGTATGCCATACTGACTTAGAGGCAGATATTCGCAGCTTACCTGGATTTACTCCAGTTGCAGAATACGGCTCTCGTCAGCCTATTGTTCCGCAAGAGTTCGGCACAATCGAAAACGTGCGCTTTATTACATCGCCTTTATTCGCACCTGAAATCAACAAAGGCGGTACACCGACAGAAAACAAAGTATTATCTACTGCTGGCTCTAAAGCGGACGTGTATAAAATCGCCGTATTCGGTCAAGATGCTTATGCAACTTGCCCATTAAAAGGTAAAGATGCTGCACAAATTTTAGTGCGCAATCCTGGTAAAGCTGAAAAAGGCGATGAATTAGGTCAAACCGGCTCAGTTGGTTGGAAAACTTGGTGGGCGGGTAAAATCCTAAACGATGCTTGGTTAGTTCGTTTAGAAGTGGCCGCATCATCACTTTAGTTTTAATTCGTAAACCAAAAGCCCTCCTTGTGAGGGCTTTATTTTTTTAGTGAGGACAACAATGGCTTATCCATTTATTGATTTAAAAAAAGCAACAAAAGAAGAATTAGTTGCTCATTTGCGTGATTATTGCGGCGTTGAAAAAGACGGCAAAAAAGAAGAGCTAGTTCAAGCGATTCTTGATTTTGAATCTGCGAATGGCATTTTACGCCCTGATGCGGAAGTGCAATTACAACCGCAAGCATCACAAGAAACACAAGAAACGCAAGGAGATATTCCATTGTTAGCGCACAAGCGTGTGCGAATCATTATTGCGCCAAGCGAAACCGAAACCGGCGATGTTTATGTCAGCATTGGCGATTGGGATGCGTTAATTAAACGTGGTGAAGAAGTATCAATCCCTGAGCCGGCATATCAGCTATTGGCTAAATCAGGTGAAACTCGCTTTAAACAAAACCAAGACGGTTCATTGACTGAATACTTTGCAACTCGATTCTCAATTACAGTATTAGGTGATGAATAATGAATTATCTTCAACTTGCTCAACGGTTACGCCGTGAAATGAATGATACAGGTGATGGCCCATTCGGTGTATCCGATCAGAAAGGTCGTAGTCTAGAGTATGTTGATGCAGTTCGTGAATCGTGGCTAGATATTCAATCTTTGCGTGATTGGAGTGAGGATTTTTGGGGCGAGGGATTCTCTTCTAAAAATCCTCAAGTTCTTGAAGAATCTGCTGATACTCCTTTCATTCCTGAAAAATTCCATGTGGCTATTGTGTATTACGCAATGCAAGGCAAAGCCTTATCGCAAAATGCTCAAGAGTTAATTTTGCGTGGACAAAACGAATGGGATAAATATCTACACTTACTTTGCACTCAATTCTTACCAACTCCATCATTAGGCAAATAAATGGCACAGTTACCGAGAAATCAATCACAGTTTATCGCTATTAGTGGTGGGATGGATCTATCTACTCCTCCAATCGCAAAGGCTAGTAGTGATGCGGTTAGTACGCTAAATGTGCAGCCTATTTATGGCGGTGGGTTTTCTAGAATTGAGGGATATGAATGTTTGGATGGTAAAACAGTTCCATCTCAAATGACTTATGCCGTGTTGCACGTTGGAAATATCGCCAATAAAGAGCAATTCCACAATAAGGCATTTACTCATAGCGGTAAACAATACCGCATTATTGATGTGCTAGATGATGCCTTTGTTGTTGCTTTCTTAAAGCCAGCAACCATGACCAACGGAACAAGTTTTTCTGTTAGTGGAGTTAGCTTTACTGCAAGTTATGTGAACAGTTCTATTGATGGTGATTTTGCTGATGATTTAGCTTATCGAGGAAAAGCATTTCAGTTAGGCGTTGATGCTGTATTTCCAGTTCCAGGAACAGGAAATATTCGTGGCGTTGTAGAGTTGGATAATAAGCTAATTGCTTTTCGTGATGATAGCGATAGATGCGGTGCATTTATCAGTTCTGATAATAGTTGGACGGTTGCTCAAGCAACGTATATTGCAAAGTTAAAAAACTTAGTTAAGCCTGAAAATCTATTGGATAACTCAGACTTTACATCGGGCAATGTTAGAGGTGTAATTCATTCGGTATCTTTAGCGCCTGATAGTAAATCGGGGTATGTTGTCTTGTCACAATCTGTTTTAGCTAATCAACCATTACAGGTAAATAGCACAACCGTTGCGACAATAGAAAAATGTGACAGGGTTTCTTTAACTAAGGGTAAAGACTGGCAATTTATCTATCACAACTTCTATGGCGGATCTAATACGCATTATGCCTATGGTTGTAATGGCGAGCAGATTATTGAGGTTCGTCCGAATGGGATTATCATTCCAATTCTAGTGAATAATGATAGTCCACAATATATTTGTGCGCATAGAAATCATTTATTTGCATCATTCACTGGCGGTCAATTAGGACATTCATTAGTCGGGCATCCTAATCGTTGGGCGGTATTATTAGGCTCAGAGCAATTCGGTTTAGGGGATGAAATAACCGCATTGTCATCCACCACCGGCGGCGTTTTAATTATTGGTTGTCAAAATAAAACATCAGGGCTTTATGGTTCAGGCCGTGAAGATTGGGTGCTAAAAGACATTTCAGCAGTCGGCATAAATCCTAATACGTTGCAAACATCATTTATACCTATTGCAATTACAAAAAACGGTATCACTAGAATAGATCAAACTGAGCAATTCGGTGACTTCAGATTAAGCGAAATGGATGCAAACCGCAAACTTGCCTTTGATAAACAGTCGTATAACATTGTTTATTCCTCCACCAAAGCTAAATCAAACCAAGTTCGATTCTATTCATCTGAGGGGCGGCACTTATGCGTAATGGTGCAACCTGACGGCACAACGAGAAGTACATCTTTTATTTACCCTGAGCCGTTACAAGGTCTTTGGCAATCGCCTAACCAAGTTTACATTACTTTTAGCGATGGCAAAGTTTATCGCCAGTCTGACAAATGCTATTCATTTTCAGGAAAAAGCATAGATTGGACTGTAAAAATGGCATTTAACCATTGTGGGTCGCCAACATTAATCAAAAGCTGGCATAGCGCTGAATTGCAAGCCACAACAGATGGTAAATCAAAAATAAGTTTTCGGTTCGATCTTGATTACAATTCAAACTATCATTCAGCCGCACTAAGTAAAGATTTAGAAATTGCTGGCGGCGGCGGTCGTTGGAATGATTCTCTTTGGAATGATTTTCTTTGGTCTGCTGAAGATTATTCAACGCCAACACTTCAATTATCAGGGTATAGCCGCAATATTGCTTTATCGTTTGCCGGCTCATCAATCTACTCTCCACAATTTGAAATAAGTGGACTTATCTTAAACTATATCACCCGGAGAAATTATCGTGTCTAAAAAAAGCTGGTATAAACGCAAACATCAATTTACTCCATACACAAAAGCTGACGGACAAGCCGTATCTGATGAATTTGATGCAATTCAAACGAGTTTCGAGCGCATTCCTGAGATGCGAGATGACGGGAAAGGGTTCAAAGAAAGTCCATTAATCCCTAAGCCAACTGATCCGATGCACCCAGTGCCGCTAAAAATGCTCACTGAAACAGAAAAGAGCGTTAATAGTGCGAGAGATGATGTTACTACTAAGGCTCAACAAGTTGCTCAAAATACGCAATCTGTTGCTACAAATACTTTGACTGCAACTCAAAAAGCCAATACTGCAACGCAAGCGGCGGCATCAGCACAAAGCAGCCAACAAGCGGCTGCCAATTCTGAAAACATGGCTCATAAATGGGCTGCTAATCCAGTCAATGAAGTGGTACAAGGCGATAAATATTCAGCGTATCACTATGCAACCAAAGCGGCACAATCTGAAACAACTGCATCATCAGCCGCAATTACATCCAAAAACAATGCTGATATAGCCACAAGTAAAGCTAAAGAGGCAGCACAATCAGCCAAAAGAGCTGAAAGCCTAGCAAATGGCGAAATAGATTATGGGAAAGTCTTAAACGTTCCGAGCGCCGACACTCGAACTAAAGGCATTGTGTTGCTCACTAGCGACACTGGTTTAGAAAGTGAAAGCCTAGGTTTAACCGCAAAAGCTGGTAAAAAACTAGCACAGATGATTGCAACAGTGCAAACATCACTAACGAAATATCTTCTTATATCTAAACTTTCATCCAGCATTAATTCAACAAGTGAGGATAACGTTGCGACAAGCCTAGCAGTTAAAAAAGCGTATGATAAAGCCGTTGATGCCAACAATAATGCAGATAAAAAAGTTCCTAAGGATGGCAATACTACAATAAATGGCACATTGAAAGCTGCAAATCCATCAGGATGGAGTGCTTTCCAGTTTGGGACATCTCAAGGGTATTGGCAATTCGAGGTTCATCCTAATTCGCATGAAGATGCGAATCGCCGATTTAATATGCTATTCATTCCTAATACTGGAGATCGTGTTTATCTAGCATTTCCAGCAATATCAGGAAAAGGCGATACTGTTGCATACAGAAGTTGGGCAGTTGATAAATCGGGCGATACAATGACTGGTAAACTCAAATTGCCAAGCATTGAAGTGACAGAAAATGGAACAGGTGAAAGCATTAAAATCGGTGATGATGCTTATATTGGCGATGTTAATGTTGCAAATAGCGTTGGTATCAAAGGTAATACAGATAAAAATCAAGGCTATATCGCCTTTGGTAATGCAAAAAAACGATTCGGTTACGATGGTAATAAATTCATTGCAGACGGACATCTTGAAGTGCCTCAAGCTGGACATGGTGCTTATGCAAACCAATACTCAGTTATTGCGCCATATACTGTTACATCGACCGGATCTGTTAATCGTGATACTTATCATCCATTTATTAAAGGTTTAGTTAATAGCGCTGGTGCTTATGGTGCTGCGCTCTCATTTGGTTACACAACATCTCAAAGCGGAGGCGCTGGATTTGGACGAGGTATTATCCATTTAATTGAGGATAACGGACACTCCCTAACATGGTCTTTTGAACATGATGGTAGCTTAAGAGGAGGTGACTTTGAGTGTCAAGGTAAAAGATTGAGTAAGTCACATCAAACGGATAATGGTTATGTTGAGACAACCGCCGCAACTTATGGGGGACTGCAAATCAACCGCAACGGCGAGAAAATGCTGATTGAGTCAAACGCCCTTGGTGGATTCAGCTTTATCCGGCGTAATGAAAATGGTAGAAATGCTTATGTGCTCAATACTCCAACTAAAGGTGGCATATTAGCTCTAACATCTGAAGTCGTTTCTGATATTAGATTAGGTTCTGCGATATATAAAGATGAGAAAGATAGTATTCCTGGCAATGGGCATGTTCTATCCGGTAGTAGAGTTCAAAGTGCTGTGAGAATAATGGAGTATAAACCTATACAAAAATTAGTTAATGGCCACTGGTACACAATCTCAGGATAAGGGTAATAAATATGCTATACATAAACAAATTCAAACTATACGAGCCAAGCAACGCTATTGATGGAGTATTGTATTTAAAAAGCGAAGATGAGAAAGATTGGTATGAGATTCAATCACAATTTGCTAAAGACACATTAAAGGTTATGTTTGACGATAATGGATTAGTAATTTCATGCTCTCGTGATGTCTCGCTCTTATTCCCGGTTAATTGCGGAGTTTTGGAGGTTGAATCTGAAACAGATGATTTACTAGGATGTTATGTTGTTAATGGCAACATAATTAAGGAAGAAAAGCCTAGCGAATACCATAAATGGGATGGCAGTAAATGGGCAGTGCCACAAGAGAAACAAAATGAGTTATTAAATGATCAAAGGGCTGAAATTAGAGAGGCAATTAACAAAAAGCGTGATGATTGTGTAAATGGTGGTGTTTTTGTGCCTGAAATCAATAAATGGGTTGATACAGATGATAAAGGGCGCAGTACATTGGTTGAGATTAAGGCTGATTTTGACTTAAACGGCAAGGATAATACTTATACTTTAATTTGCGCTGATAACACTGCTCAAGTGATTCATTTTGAGGATTTTAAGGCAGTATGGAATGCCGTAAAAACACTCAAAGAGAAAATGTATGAAAATGCGTATATGCACAAACTGCTATTAGAGCAATCAGCTAGTCCGAAAGATTATAACTGGTCATCAGGCTGGTCAAAAACATATCAAGAGCATTTGGAGGGTAAATAATGGTTAATGAAGAGAAAGTAAAAAAATGGCTTTACCATGTCACTATTGCAATCGATCAGTTGTTTAACGCCATTATTGGTGGGGCAGCCGATGAAACGTTGTCAAGTCGTGCTTATCGTGGTGCAGTCTTAACAAAACATCCTCGCAAGCGATGGCGTGTAATCCATGTATTGATCAATGCGGTATTTTTTGACCGCAATCACTGTAAGGAATCCTATTTCAGTGAAGTTTACCGCCGACAATATACCGAAGATTTTAAACAAGATGCCGCTAAATAGCGGCTTTTCTTTTTGGGAGAATATATGTCAATTCTAGGTACTATGAGCGGCGCTTTAAATAAAAAGCAGCCACAAGCTCCAACAGTTTCGCAAACTCCAGAAAAGGACAATTCCGGCACAATGGCCGGCAATGTTGCAAACATCTTAAATAGCAATTCTTTGCTGATGAGAAGTGCGGCGGCAAAAGGTGAGAGAATCGCTGCTAATCGTGGGTTGCAAAATTCAACACTTGGTGCAGAGGCGGCGCAAAGAGCTATGCTTGATGCTGCAATTCCAATCGCATCGCAAGACACTCAACATCAATTCGCTGCATCACAAGCTAATTTAGATAGAGGGCATCAAAAGGATTTAGCTAAACTCCAAGCTGACTTGAATTACAACAATCAAAGTCGCTTAAATCAAGAGCAAAACAAATTTACTGCATCGCAAGCGGGTTTAGATCGTG